GGGAAAAACGAAAAAAGGCGCACGAAACGTATCAGAGAGTTTTGATAAAATGAATGAAGATCTTGCTGATCATTTTTCAAATTATCCACGTCCCGATGATTATGCATCCGGTGGCCGTGTTCCGTTAGGCGGGGGCGGTATTGCATTAAAAATTCTAGCTATTTTAAAAAATCCTAAAAAAATTAAAGCAGCAGTAGATGATATTTTTCCAACAGGAGATTATAAATACGATGCACAAATGGCAGCAGAAGCTCTGGTTGAAAATAATCCAAAAGTTTTTGGTGGTAAATTAATGGATGATCTTGATGATGCGACACGATCTGAAGTTTATGGAGCAGTTATCGGTCCCATTCAACAGAATGCGCTTATGATTTCAAGAATGAAACAAGCAACCAAGCCAACTAAGACTTTAAAAGGAATTCACAAAACAGGAACGATAAATATTTCTGATCCAGATGTTGCTGAAGAGTTTGCAAGATTCATGAAAGAAACTGATCCTAAAGGACATAAAAAAATAGAACAAACCGTAGATCTTATGAATCTTGATCCTAAAGGCAAAAAAGGACACGCAACAGGCGGCCGTGTTCCACGATTCAAGGGTGGTATCATGAAATTATTAAAAACTATTTTAAAAAAAACCCCTAAAAAATCTTATGAACGTGTTGATTTAGAAAAATTGTTAAGGGGAAAAGATAAAATTCCAGTTTACAGCGGCTCTATGAAGAGATCTAGTAATACATGGAAATCTTTTGTAGAAGATGCTAAACAATTAGGAACAACTCCTGAAAAAATAGCAAAAGATAAATTTAAAGGCCAATGGTTTACTCCTTTTAGATCTTATGCCGAATCGTTTATGGACCCTAAAGATTTAACATCAAAAATGAGAACCGTAGAACTAACTCCAAAAGAAATAGCTATTGCAAAACGATACGTTAAAAAAGTAAATAAAAAAGCCCTGTTGGCCTCTAAGAGAAGAAAATTAAATATTAAACCTTTTCCAAAACAAAATATTACCACATCTGAAAACTTAGTTTTAATTCCTCGATACAAATTAAAAAAACTTAAAAAAGAAAATAGAATAATGACAGACTATTTAATTAAAGACAAAATTAAATCAAAATTAGGGTTAGCTGAAGGTGGCGTTGCAGGAATGTTAGGTGAATAATGGATAAATTTTGGGAAAAATATATTACAACTAGACCAGTTAATTCTAAAGGTGCGTTCGATGAATTTGTTAAAATGAACCAAGAACCACGGAACATGGCTGACGGTGGACGGATCGGGTTAAGTGATGGTCAGTTAGTACGAAACACGGTTGACGGATCAAGACCTGGGTATCGTGGGGATTCAAGGCCAATAGATTTAGAAAATAAAAAATATAGAAAAAATTTTTTACCAAGAAATAAATTTATAGAATTTTTAAAAACAAAAGGAATTGACATTAAACGTCCAGATATATTTTCAAACAATTATGGAATAAATATTAAACCTAATCCTTATTTTAAAGGAGATTTAATTTACGATATTTCTAAATTTAAAGACGAAGAATTTGTTAATAATATTATTAAAAAACAAGTTAGAGCGGGTAAAGGGACAGAAGAACAAAAACTTAAATTTAGAAAAGGAACAAAAGGAAAACTAGAAACAGAAAAGAAAAGAAAACTTCATTTAAAAGAGACAGATCCTACTGGAGCAAAAGGAACAAAAAAATTTCAATATCACCACATAAGACAAATTGGAGGAGGTGTGCCTTTAACCACGGACGATATTGCAATTATTGATGCAAGCATGAATCGTGCAATGCAAGATTATAATAAAACTTTAAATAGAATATCAGAAGCTATTCAAAAAAATAATAGATTAGCTTTAGAGGCTATGAATGCTAAAAATGAAGGACTTGCTCTAGATTATATGAAACGTGTTGACGAACTTAATAATCAAGCAGAAAAACTTGTAAACAGTGCAATTAAAAAACTTCCAAGAGAATATAAAAATTTAATAGGATTTAATAAATTTACTTTGCCAACTAATGAGTATGGTTTACCAATAAGTAATGAACCAATGATAATTAAAAAAGTTGGTGGCGCTCCAGTAACAAAAGGAGCCATACCTTTAACAGATTTAACTTTAGAACAGGAAAAAGCATTTCGAGCACAAATTAAAAAAGATGCACAAGCTGGAAAAAATATAAATCAAAAACAAATTATGAAACTTCTTAAACAAAAATTAAACACATCAGATTTTAAAACAACCTTCTCAAAAACTTTCCAAGACCTAAGTCCACAATCAGTAATACAATTAGCAAAAAAACATAAGTGTAAAGGCTTCAACGAAGGTGGAAGTGTAATAAGCTGTCTACAAACAAAATTTAAAAAAGATCCTCAAGGATTTTTACAACGTTCTGTTCCTCTAGTTGCTGATGGTAAAAATACAAATTTAATACAATGGTTTAAGAAAGGTAGAAATCTTGCTAAATTAGCAAGAGGAACAGGTATAGCTCTTGCATGGGAAGCAGTGTTTGCTCCATTTATTGCAGCCCCAATGGTTGCAAAAGGAGAAAGTGGTTCAAGAATATTAAATGAAATTGCTTATGGAATTCCATTTATAGGTGAAACTGAAAAAGAAGAATTACAAAAATATTTAGGAGATGCTCCATATAAATTAAATAGACTTATGGAAATAGGAGGAGAAGAAGTTCCTACTTGGGATCCATCAGGTGAAAAATATGAATACAGACCTGGAGAAATGGACTATCTTTATGAAAATTTAGAATCAGCTAAAACTATCAGCGATGCTATTAAAAAATCAAAAGTTAATAGAGGACCTTTTTATATACCTTCTGAATTTAACGTTGAAAGAATTGAAGATAAAATAAAAAAGAAAAAACAAGAGTCACAAAAAATTTGGAATGAACTTGGACTTATGGAAGGTCCTGCAGGAGGAGCTTTAGATCCAACAGGATTAAAATATTATAATTGGCAAAAAATTTCAGATCTTTATGATCAAAGAGATAAAGGTTTGTTAGATTTAGCAATGGGTAAACATAAAAGACGTAGAGAAAGAATAGAATCAGGGATTGTGGCAGATCCTAGTTGGTATAAACAAGAGGGAAGAACAAGTCGTATGGGTGGCGGTATGGCTAGAATACGTAGACCAAGCGCTATTCCACCAGAATCAGGGCCTCAATCACAAGGCTTGGCTTCTTTAAAAAAATATGGTAGTTATTATTAGGAGTATAAATGGCAGATATAGATAAATCACTCCCGAATGTTAGACACGAAGTAAAAATTCCTGGTGCACAGGAAATGACTGATGTTGACATTACGGAGCAGCAAGAACAACAACCTGTAGAAGTAACACCTGACGAAGAAGGTGGTGCTACAATTAATTTTGATCCAAGAGCCGTGAACCAGGCTTCAAGTCAAACTCACTTTGATAATTTAGCAGATATACTTCCAGAAGATGTTTTAGATCCAATAGGAATTCAATTAAGACAAAATTATACAGACTATAAAATGTCTAGAAAAGATTGGGAACAATCTTACACAAATGGTTTAGATCTTTTAGGATTTAAATACGATAATCGTAACGAACCATTTCAAGGAGCATCAGGTGCAACACACCCTGTACTAGCTGAAGCAGTCACTCAGTTTCAAGCATTAGCATATAAAGAATTATTACCAGCAGATGGACCCGTTAGAACTCAAGTTATGGGAATGTCTAATCCTGCTAAAGAAGCTCAATCACAAAGAGTTAAAGATTTTATGAATTATCAATTAATGGATCAAATGAAAGAATACGAACCAGAATTTGATCAAATGTTATTTCATCTACCACTTAGTGGTTCTACTTTTAAGAAAGTTTATTATGACGATCTTTTAGGAAGAGCCGTATCAAAATTTATACCTGCGGATGATCTTGTCGTTCCGTATACAGCTACCTCATTAGATGATGCGGAGGCAGTCGTTCATGTCGTAAAGATTTCAGAAAATGATTTACGAAAACAGCAGGTCAATGGCTTTTACACTGACATTGAATTAACAAAACCAGTGTCAGATGTGAATGCAGATAAAGTAGATGATAAAAAAAGAGAATTAGAAGGAACAACTAAATCTACAAGAACAGAAGGCATGTATACTCTTCTAGAGTGTCATGTTAATTTAGATTTAGAAGGTTTTGAAGATGTTGGTCAAGATGGAGAACCAACAGGAATAAAATTACCTTACATCGTTACAATCGAAGAAGGTAGTCAAAAAGTTTTGTCTATTAGACGAAACTTTGCGCCCAATGATCCACTAAGAAATAAAATCCAATATTTCGTCCACTTCAAGTTTCTGCCAGGACTAGGATTTTATGGCTTTGGACTCATTCATATGATTGGCGGCTTGAGCAGAACGGCAACGTCTGCTCTCCGTCAATTATTAGACGCAGGTACGTTATCAAACTTACCAGCAGGATTTAAACAAAGAGGTGTCAGAGTTAAAGATGACGCTTCACCGATACAACCTGGAGAATTTAAAGATGTTGACACACCAGGTGGTAATCTAAAAGATGCATTTGTATTTTTACCATACAAAGAACCTTCAGCTACATTATTGCAGTTGATGGGTATTGTAGTTCAAGCAGGACAGAGATTCGCGTCCATTGCTGACATGCAGGTTGGGGACGGGAACCAAGGCGCAGCCGTTGGTACAACCGTAGCTCTTTTAGAACGTGGTTCAAGGGTAATGTCAGCAATCCATAAACGATTATACGTTGCACTAAAACAAGAATTTAAATTACTTGCAAAAGTATTTGCACAGTATCTACCACAAGAATATCCATACGATGTTGTAGGTGGACAAAGAAATATTAAAGTAGCTGATTTTGATGAAAGAGTAGATATTTTACCAATAGCTGATCCAAACATTTTTTCAATGTCACAAAGATTAACATTAGCTCAAACTGGTTTACAGTTAGCTATGTCAAATCCAAAAATGCACAATTTGTACATGGCATTTAGAAAAATGTATGAAGCATTAGGTATAAAAGATATTGATAGAATTTTACCGCCACCAGCACCAAACGCTCCACTTGATCCAAGTTTAGAACATATTAATGCATTAGGTGGAAAACCTTTCCAAGCATTTCCAGGTCAAGATCATAGAGCGCACGTTACAGCTCACTTAAACTTTATGTCAACTAATATGGTTAGAAACAATCCAATGGTCATGGCGTCATTACAAAAAAATATTTTAGAACATATAAGTCTAATGGCAGCAGAACAAGTTCAATTAGAATTTAGAGAACAGATTCAACAATTACAACTTTTGTCACAACAAGCAGCAACTAATCCACAAGCACAACAACAAGTGCAACAGATGACTCAAACTATTGAAGCTAGAAAAGCGGTATTAATTGCAGAAATGACTGAAGACTTTATGAAGGAAGAGAGAAAGATTACATCTCAATTTGATCATGATCCATTACTTAAACTTAAGTCAAGAGAGGTTGATTTAAGAGCAATGGAAAATGAACGTAAGCAACAAGAGATGCAAAAGAAACAAGAGATTGATCAAGCTAAATTAGTTCAAAATAGAGATATGACGGAAGATAAGCTTGAACAAAACGAAGAATTAGCAGAACTACGTGCTGATACTTCAATTGAAAAGCAAGAAATGGCAAATGAAAATAGATTGACACTTGCAAAAATGAAACCAAATAGTATAAGTAAATAATTATGGAAAACTATAAAAAAGGCGGCAAGCCAGTTAAGTTAGAGGACTCAAAAGTTGTTGTTGATCCAAGATCAGAAACAAGTTTTAGAGGAAAGTCTAATTTAGCTGTAGGAAATACAAATCCTGTTAGAAAAGGTAAAGCTGCTAGAAAACAAAAAGACGTAACTTGGGTTTAGTATGTGGTTAAGTGCTGTTAAATTAGCGCTCAACGCTGGAACTCATATTTACAAAAAGCGTCAAGAGACAAAAATGGCTATGGCTGA